TGTGCTTCCAGCCGTCCCCCCACCTACTTGTACTGCCCCGGTGGGGGGTGACGATCGGCTGAGGTCCTGCCACGCTGCCGTAGGCGAGAACCATGTGGACATCGGGCTACCCATCCGTGGGGTCGCCACCCCCCAGCGCCATGTCCAAGGCGCGGGGTCGGAGCTCGGCTTACGGGGGGCGGTCGCTGCGCCATGGGGAAGAGTAGTCCTACTCCCCATCCTTGCCCCAGATCGGCGTGACGTGCCGTACGGTGTCGCGCCGCCCGCGCGCGCCCCCACCGGCTAGCGGTGTAGGGCGCGTGGCCCCAGCGGCTAGCGCTGGGGCCTGTTGTTGCTTACCAGGCGGGAGGGCCATCGCGGGACCCACCACCGCCCATGAGAGAGCGGATGTAGTCCACGATGCTCTTCACGCCCGAGCCAACGCTGAGGACGTTGCCAGTCTCGAGGCCACCAACGATGTTGGAGATGCCGTTGCCCACGGTCGACACCCCGTGCCAGACGGGTTTCGCGTGGCGTACGACTGCTCTCCAGATGTCAGACAGGTGCGTCTCGTTGGCGAAGAACTGAGGTGCGTTGGCGATGCGGAGTTGGAGGCCACGTCCAGGCATGTGGCATGGCATGGTCCAGATCCACTGGGACTCCGAGGTGAACTGGAAGGCCGACCCGTAGGTCACCGTGGCCATGGCTGTAGGCCAACTCGGGTTGGCGGTCGCCCCCATCTGAGCCGGAACGACGAGAACCATGCTGAACGCAAGCGCTCGGAACGGTTGGAAGTTGGGTGCTGGGGACCCCGTCACGAGCGTGTCGAACGCGTTGACGTAGGCCCAGGGCCCAGCTTGCTGCGATGTGCTGGATTCCGGCTTCACGTACGTGTAGCACCCCACGTCCCACGAGTGCATCTCGTACCTCTTGTTGGGGAGGTCCGTGAAGCGCGTGATGGCAGAGAGGTACCAGTACCATGGGCTGTCGCCTGTCAGGCTAACGGTGTAGACGTTACCGGACTTCACGGCCTGCGGGGAGGTGTTGGACACAAGGATCCCCTCCCCAAGGACGCGTGCGCCACGGACGTCAGCGGTGTGGTCGTAGATCCCGTACCTCGCCACATGCCGGTAGACGGATGTGGCGTAGGTGGTGACCTGTAGTGTGAACACCAAGTCGCAGATGGGGAAGGACTCACTGCTCTCCACCTGCATGCCGTAGTAGCCTGAACCGAAGAGGGGAGTGAAGGAGGTGATGCTGCCAGCCACCCCGGCCGTGAGCGCCGGGAAGATGGACGCACCAGTGTTCACCCGCTCTGAGGCCGAGATGTACCTGAAGAAGTTCACCCGGAGACTGTTGCCTGGCGTCGTCTGGTTGGCCGTGACGCTGATGTCAATCTTGGTCAGCGTTGGCGACCCCGAGAGTGTGCCCGGGGTGTCGATCCAGAAGAACCTGACCTCGCCGTCAGCCCATGTCCCGGCAGTGTGCCGCGGTCCGTAAGCCGCCAACCCTGATGAGTGGGCGAGGTACGACACGGGGAACTCCACCTCGTAGTTGGGCGTCATGCGGAACATGTAGCCAGTGATGACGTCGCCCATGCCATAGAGACCGTTGCCGAAGGTAGCCGTGTACACGCAGGGGGTGGTTGTGCCAGGCCCGAGCGCGCGATGGATGCCCTCAACGACGGGGTCCCTGAGGATGACGAAGGGTTGTGTGGTCGGGTCCTCGAGCAGTGGCTGGGTAGTGCCAGTGACTGCACCAGGGATCATCAACACCGGCTCTGTCGTGCGAGTCACGGTCCAGTCGAAGTTGAAGGTCTGCCGAAAGGGGAGCGCACAGGCTCCATCGGCGCAAGGGTCCGCTTCGAACTGGATGGGGAAGACGCGAGCATGAAGAGGGTCCATGATCATGTAGATGAGCTGATCATCCATGGACATACGCTTGCCTGATCGAGCCCCAACATGCTTCCTGGCCGCAGCGGAAACGATCAACGCAGTGACCTTCTCCTTCTTGGTCGGGTGCCTTGGGCCCTGAGGTCCGCGACCCCCACGCCTGAAGCTGTTCGCCATCGGCGGGGAGGAGTTCGACCGGCGGCGATTCCGGCCGCGGTTGTTCTGCTTCATGATCACTGTCTTCACAGTCTTCGACTGTGATCGCACTGAACCTGCTGACTGGGATCTGTGACGGCCACGGCCTGACATGTCTGTTGTTGGCAGTCGTGGTTGATGGTTGCGCGGTAGCGGTTTCGACGTCTAGAAGAGATCACGACTGAGTGTCTCTCTTTTCGGCCCACTGAGCGGGGCCAGGTGGCAGTGCCCCCCACCGCAAAGAGTCGGCGTTTGGTGGGTCATCAGTTTCGGCTGCCCCGGCGCCGCCCGGGGGTTCGGTGGTGCTAGGAAAGGCGCTTGGATCGGTCCAGGTAGTTGTAGACGTGTGGCGACCCAGCGTAAGCCGGGTAGCGCGCCGTCGTAACTCCCTGCTCGGCCAACGTGAGCTGCTCGGCCGTAACCTCGTGAGCAGTGCACATGTCCTGCCTGGTGTCGTCACTCACCAGGACGGAACGAAGCCGACCCATGGCCTTGATGGGAGACCAGCCGCCATCACACTTGGCGTCGCCCCTGCCTTGGATGTAGGAGCGGTTCTGGGTCTCGTTGGTGGTGCAGCGTGTCCAACTCCAACCATTCCCACTGGGGTTCACGGTGAAGCCACCCATGCGGAGGGCCGTGCGAACCTGTGGTCCGAAGTAGGGCATGTTGATCAGCTGCACTGCGGTGCTCTCAGCCACTCCCGCCATGTAGTGGTGAGGGCATGAGGGGTGCTTGGTAGTGTAGTTGGCGGAGACTGCGTGTCGGTACTCGATAGGGAAGAAGAGCGCTGACGGCCTGCCGTTCACAAGACAGCGGACCGGGTACCCGCCAAGGAACGAGCACTGTTGGATCTTGCGCTCCGACAGCTTGTAGGCGTAGCCCAGGTTGCCAAGATGGGTGACCGAGTTCAGTGGCCAGTCGCCATCCGCCGTCAAATTGAGGTGCCCGTCATCCCCCCCCACCCCTTTCCGAGCGTTCGTAGCGCCCCAGAAGTCGCGAACGTCGTGGAGTGGGGTGAACGCCCCGAAGCCATGCAAGTGCTCCACCTGGGCCTTGTGTAGGCCGAAGGTGGTGATGAGCCCGTTGACCAGCGAGTTGAGGAAGCTGGTCCAAGTCATGCCAGACGCCAACCCGATGATGCGGACGAGTTGGGCGAACCCTGGCATCTTGATGTTCTGCGGGAAAGAGGCATCGTACAGGGCGGCAGTGTACTCATCGAAGTAGCCGTAGTGCAAGAGGATGTCCCTGACAAGGGCGTGCATGGACCACCCGTGCGACTGGTCGAAGGACTTGTAGTCGCCCGTGTAGTGCCTGCGCTCTGGCCCAGTTTCGAACTCGGGGTACACCCACTCGCCAAGTTGGATGGCGTTGTGACCGAACGCGTAGGTGATGTGGTCGTTGATGCCGAAGACGCGCTTGAGGCCCTCGGCCGCCTTCTTCATGATCGGCCCGAAGACGCAGTCAGCGACCCCGGTGGACCAGTAGTTCAGCGAACGAGGGCACAGGTGGTCCGAGAGCGATGTACACACAGCCCTCGGGTCATCGCCCATCACCTTCGGGAGGCTGGCGAGTTCGTCGCACGCATCAAGGTAGTCCTGGCTCTTCTCCAACTTCAGCGAACACTTGTAGGCTAGATGGAAGTGGCTCGTGAAGTCCCGCACGAGATCCTGAGCTGTCCTG